CCGCGAGGCGTAGTAGATGTGAGCGGTCATGCGGATCGGCGCGAGCAGCTGCTCCTGCGCTGGCAGTTCCGGCACCTGACGAGCGACAGCCTCGATATACGCGAGCCCCTTCTCGCTCTTGATGACCCGCAACTTCGACCCGAACCGCACGATGCGGCGGCTGTTGGCCTTGCTGGCGGGCTCGCCCAGGATTGTGCCGCTCCAAGTCCGCCTCACGGCGTCCCTCCCGTCGCATCCCGTGTTTCCGCCAGCATCGCCCCGCTCGACCCGGTCATCGACCGCTCTTGCAGCGGCGGCGTCCATCGCAGCAGGCGCTGCGGGCGGATGAGGTGCGCCGGGACGTCCTCGTACCTGCGGCCGCGCATCAGCTTCGGCCAGAGCTTCTCGGCGCGCGCGACGCAGGCCTCGGGATCGGTCGAGCGCGTCTCGGGCTCAGCGATGTCCTCGAAGTCCGCGATGGTCGGCGCGATCGGAGCCACCGTGCGCCCGAGCGCGAGCGCCTGCCGGCCCGTGTCGGTCAGCCGAACGTGCGTCTTGCCGACCTCGATCAGCCCGCGCCGCCGCAGACTGTGGACGCCCGAGTGCAGCCGCACCCGATGCGTGATCTGCGCGCTCCACGCGAGCCATGCGTCGATCGGCGCCTCGCCGCCAGCCGCGTCGAGGTACTCGACGACGAGCCGGGTGTAGCCGTTGCTGACGGCGGCCTTGAAGCGCGAGCCGCGATGCACCTTCTTCGCGGGCGTGAACCAGTAGGTCCAGCCGCATTCGGGCGGCTTGCGCGGAGCGTAATCGCTATCGACCAGCTCGCGGCGCTTGAGGTGCGCGAGCGCCATCAGCACCAACCCCCTGTCCATGCTAGCCAGCACTTCGCACAGCCGCTGCGTCGAGGCGCGCCCGCCCTCGGCACGCAGCGCGTTCGACACGCGCTCGATCGCGGTGTCGCGCTTCACCGCCGTGCCTCGCGGCGCGTCGCGGCGACCGGATCGAACGCAAGCCGCTTGGCGCGCGCGATGCGGAAGGCCTCAAGCTGCCGCGCGGCGGGCAGCCGCTGGCGGCGCTTCCAGTTGGAGATGGCCTGCGGCGTCGTGCAGAACGCGCGGGCGGTGGCGTAGGTGCCGCCGAGAGCGGCGATGAACTGGGTCAAGGTCATCCGCGACGCCTACTACACGCGCGGTGTAGAGGTCAAGCACACAATTTCGCGGAACGCTCTTGCGCGGGTAAAGCGATGGTGTATGTTTCGCCTTGTCCGGGTGGTGCCGGGCGGAAACCAGGAGGGACAGACAATGCCGATAATGACCTACCGCAACGACGACGAGCGCGGCGAGACCTTCATCCGCAGCGCCGACTTCGTCGAGAACGCGGACGACGCGCTGCGCGCGATCGAGTGCGCGAAGATCCGCGCCGAGCGCGAGATCATCGCCGCGATCACCCGGTTGCGCGACATCTGCAACCGACAGCTCGACAACGTCGGCGCCGGCAACACCGCGACCGACAATGCGATCAGCGATCAGTTCGTGGACCTGACCAACCAGGCGGTGGACATGGTCGTCGAGATGGCCTGCCACGCCGAAAGCGCGATCCACGCCGAGATGGAGGGCTGATCATGGCTGCGATCATGGACATCGAAAACGCCGAGCGCAGCGTCGAGCGCCTCAGCGAGATGCGCCACGCCGCCTACGACAAGATAGAGGCGATCCTGCGCGCGGTCGCCAAGGAGGTCGAGGAGATCAACGCGCAACACTACCGCTGCGCCGCCATCTCCGATAGCGAGTTGCGCGGCGTCCTCTACGACGCCGAGATCCTCGTCGAGCGGCTCACCGACCCCACGGCGCGCTTCATCCGCGACGACACGACGCCGCCCGAGCCCTTCGACGGCGACTATCCCGACTGGCTGCGAGGTGACCGATGAGCCCCCTCTGGATCAACGCCCTCATGGGCCTCGTCCTGGCCGCGATCATGGTGCTGGCATGAAGCCGCTCCCCGCCGCCCCCGCGATCCCGCAGACGCCCGGCGTCCTGCGCGCTCGCATCCAGTTGCGGGTCGAGCTGGCCCGCGACCTCAACCCCGAGACGCTTGACTACCTGCTGGCGCATCAACGGATCGCGGAGCTGGAGCGCGAGCTTGCCAAGCTGGAGGGCCGCCGATGACCAGCGAGAAGCGCAGGCTGTTGCGCGTCTACCGCAGCATGATCAAGCGCGCGGCCCACGCCCCGCGCGGCAAGAAGCAGTCCCGCCTCGCGGCTCTGCGCGGCTGGGTCCACAGGCAGATGAAGAAAGAGGTCACCAATGATCGCTGAGGGCATCCACAACGACGTCTCGTTCGAGGCGTACCTGAGCGCCGAGGCCTTCGCGGCCCCGGCGGTCAGCGGCAGCGACCTCGTCGCCTACGAGACCGAATGCCCGGCCCATGCACACGCCTTCTGGCGCGGAAATCCGGCCAGGGTGCACCGCGAGCCAAGCGCGTCGATGGCGCTGGGGACCGCCGCGCACGCGTATATCTTGGAGGGCGCCGAGGCCTTCCACCAGCGGTTTGCGGTCAAGCCGGACGGCCTGTCCTTCGCGACCCGCGAGGGCAAGGCGTGGCGCGAGGCGCAGGGCGACCGACAGATCGTCAGCTTCACCGACCACATGCGGATCGTCGGCATACGCGATGGGCTGATGAAGAACGCCGACGCCCGGCGCCTGCTGGAGGCCGGCGGTCGCGCCGAGGTCACGATGGTCGCCCGCGACGAGGAGACCGGGCTCACGTTGCTGTGCCGCCCCGACCTCTACATCGCACGCGCCGGGCTGGCGGTGAACCTCAAGACCACCGCATCGCCCGCGCCGAACTCCTGGCGCAAAACCGCCGCCAATCTCAGATACGACCTCGGGGACGCGATGTACCGGCTGGTCGCCGGCATCCTCGGCATCGAGCGCCCGACCCATGCGTTCATGGTGGTCGGCAACGACGAGCCCTTCATCGGCTACGTCGCGGCCCTGTCCGCCGACGCCGCGAGCGCCGCCGACCAGCAGCTGCGCCAGATCCTGCGCCGCTTCGCGAAAAGCGTTGCGGATGATAGCTGGCCGGGTTACACCAGGGGTGTAGTCGAAATCGGCCTTCCGCAGTGGGCCGCCAACGAGATCGCAACCAGCATTCAGAAGGGATACGCGCAATGACCAACGAGATCGCCACCAACGTCGTGAACCTGCCCGCCGCCGTGTCGGACTACGATCCGCTCGCGCCCGCGCACTTCGAGCATTCGCAGCGCGTCGCGAAGATGTTCGCCGCCAGCGAACTCGTCCCGCCGCACCTGCGCGGCAAGATGGCCGACTGCCTCATCGCCTACGCGATCGCCAAGCGCACGCGCGAGGAGCCGCTGGTCGTCCTGCAGAACATCTACTTCGTCTCCGGGCGCGCGGGCTGGTCGGCCACGTACATGATCGCCAAGGCCAACCGCTCGGGCGTGTTCGCGCGTCGCATCAACTGGCACGTCGTTGGCGAGGGCAAGAACCTGCGCGTCACCGCCTTCGCCACGCTGGCCGACAGCGGCGAGCCGGTCGAGGCCACCGCGTCGATGGCGATGGCCGAGGCCGAGGGCTGGACGAAGAACCCGAAGTACCGGACGATGCCCGACCAGATGCTGCGCTATCGCAGCGCCACGATGCTTATCCGCCTCTTCGCACCCGAGGTGATGATGGGCCTGCCGGTCGCGGAGGAGATCGACGTCGTCCAGGCGCGCGGCCCGTCCGGCGCCATCGACATCACCCCTCCCTCCACCCCCCTCGCCGCCGTGAGCGCCGCGATGGACGCCCTCCTCGATGCCACCGAACAAGAGGCCGACAACATCGCGCCGGCCGTGTCGGATGCGGTTCCCCCCTCCCCCGCAGCCTCCTCACCAGAGGCCCCGACCGGCGCAGCCCTCACACCCGAGCTGGCCGAGCGCGCCCGCGCCATCGTCGCGGCGATCCGCAAGGCGCAGAGCGTCAAGGACATCGACAAGATCATGCTGGCCCAGCGCGGCAACCTCGACGACATCAGCGCCGCGTCGCCCGACGCGCATGAGCGCATCATGGAGGAGAGCCGCCGCCGGGTGGCCGAGGTGGCGGGATGACCGAGGAACAGGAGCGCCGCGTCCAAGCAAGCAGGGATGCGCTGGCTTGGATGGAGGAGGACCGGCGGTGGCAGGGAACGGCGGTCTACTGGTTCGCCTTCGCCTTGCTCGGCGTCGTGACGGGCGCGGTGGTGATCGTGTTGGCGGGGCTGCGGTGACCGACCGCCAACTCTCTGAACTGGACGTCTC